CAGCGTCAGGTTCACAGCATCTAATTCTCTCATATTTGTTCCTCTATTAAAGACCCCTTGGACCCTTAAGACAGGGACAAAAAAAAAAGCCCCTGGCACCCGAAGGCACCAGGGGCGCATATCACTCTTCCGCAGTGTCAGCGGCTGCGTCAGCCGCCTTACGGGTTTTCTTGGTAGCCTTGCGGCCAGACTCAACCGACGCCACCTGGATGTTCTTAGCTACATCGGTGGCGGCCTTAACCGCCTCCCGCTGAGCTGCATTGGCCTGGAGAGTCTCCAGACCGAACGTAGCGATTACTGCCATTGAACCTCCAATTAGGACTTGGTGGTGAAGGTGAACTTGGTCACTGCAGCGGTGTCCGGACGACGCAGGCCGATGTTGTACATCGCGTAGCAGTCCAGTACGTTGCTGAACTCACGCTCATCGTCCCAGATACGGGAGGTGAACGGCTTAGCTTCAACAGTCACCAGAGTCTTAGACTTGCTGAAAGTCACCATACGGCACAGCGCATCGTCAGAGGTGACGGTGTAAGCCGAGCCCAGCGGGTGCGTACCAGCAGCGGTCGGGAACTCGGTGCACTCAACTACAGGCACGCCGTTCATCTTCACTACACGACGGTCTTTGTAACCATCGTTGTTGGACGGGCCGAAGTCGATGTTCAGGAGCTTCGGATGCTCCAGCAGACGCGAATAGGTATCGACATCCACCAGGGTAATCATGTCCGCCAGCGGGGTCTTGCGCTTGATGAGTTCATCAATACCGGCCTTGTGAGCCAGGTTGATGTTCATGGCGTTAGCCTCCATCTCAGCCTGGGTCAGCTGCGTGGAAGGGGTGGCACCCGGAACCAGGATAGCTGCGCCTACCTCGATACCGTCGTTGAATGCCGGTTTCAGGTGCGCCGGAGCAACCCAGGAACGGCCCTTGATGAGCTGAATCAGGTGCGCCTGGTCGAAGGTCTCCGCGAACTCAGAGCCATTGTTCTGGCCCATCTCGGTCAGGAAGTCCGGACCGGTCCAGTCATCCTGGTAGTCAATTGGGTTACGGATATACAGCACCGTATCCACCACGATAATCATCTTATCGTTACGGACCGGGGTGCTATCCAGTGCCTCACCGGAGCGACGACCCTTCACCGAAGAGGTGTTCAGGCGGTCAATACGGTAGGTGTTGGAGCCGCTGATAGAGCGCTGGCTGGAGAGGCCCAGGAACAGAGCTTGGTACTGGAAGCGGGTATCCACTTCGTTCTGGTACACTTCCAGGTGAACGTCTACATCAGACGCCGCGCCTGCCCAGTGAGGTCTGGTCAAGCCAGCTTTATAGATGGTATCTGCCATATCTTACTTTTCCTTTTAAATGAGATTAAAGACCTACGCGCTTACCAGCTTCACGGCGTGCGAGCAAATCATTATAACGTTGACTGAACTGTGGGGATGCCAAGCTACGGTTGCCCGCTTCCTGACGTAGTTTGGTATATTCTGCGCGGAATTCCGCAGCAGATAGTGCATTGTTGCTGGCCACGCCTCGTACCATTGGGTTCTGTGTCTTGATAAGACCCATATCCCGGCAGAAGCTTGCTACCAACTCAGCAGCCTGCTTTAGCTCACCCGAGTTAGCAAGTACACGAGCTGCGTTACGCAGAGGTTCAGGGGCCTTGGAATTAAACAGCTGCGCTGCTACCTCCCAGTTCTCCTTTCCACCAACAATATCGTAAGCTTCCTGTACTGCCTTGGTGGCTTGGCCAACCTGGTCTTCCAGGTACGCCTTAGCCAACAGCTCTGCATAAGCAGCGTGCTCGCCGAAACGTTCCTTAATGAAGGCCGTATCGATTAGGTTGGGGTCCTGATACTCCAGGGCCTTACCAAGTGCCCGCACCATATCAGAGTCAGTTAACCCAGAAACTTTCTGCAGCATGGCTACCCCGGCGTCAATAGTCGGGTTGCCTGTCTGCGCTAGCTCCTGAGGCTGCTCCTTAGCGCTATCACCACCCTTATCCAGGGCCGCTTTTAGGGCTTCGATATCCAGAGGAATCTTAGCAGGGTCAGGGGAATCTTTGCCCTGTTGCTGCTGGGTAGGGGTCTGTGCATCCTGCACGCCTTGATTGTTCGGGGCGTTAAGGGGAGCACCCAGGCCCGGAATCTTAGGGCCACCTTGGTTCTCTACCTGTGTAGTTTCTACGTTCTGACCGTTTTCTACGTTATCCATCTATGCCTCTGTTGTTAACTTGGTAATAAGCCCAGCTGCTTACCTGCTACTGTCGGGTCTGCTGCTGTCAATCCCTGGAGCTGGTCCTGTGCTAGACCTGCGGACGCACCGGCGGATGCATCTTGAACTTCCTGCTTCTGCTGCAGCTGCTCTTCGGTGTACATGAACGGCTCGCTGACGATACCGTAGGCGTCGAAGTACCAGTCTACGCACGCATCCTTGTTGAAGCGTGGAGTAATCTTCTCAAGCACCGGGATAGCCAGCTGCATGGACTGCGCCGCCTCTAGCAGCTTGTCCGCCGCCGCGGCTTTAGCCAGTGCAGAGGTACCCACCGTAACGTCGATACTCACTACACCTTCGCTGAGATACAGCTTAAAGCGAGGATACACCAGTGCAGTGTACAGGTACGCCAGCTTGCGCAGCCATGTGTCGCTCAGGATACTGAACCCGCCACCCATAGCGGCTTCCGCCTCTTTGGCATTCTGGCGAATCTCGTAAGCCGTGACACGCTCACCTTGCCGGGAGTTACCGGTGTACATAAACGCACGCGACAGTTTCTGTTCGAGCATCTGAATGTTGCTAGCAATCCACTGAATCTTCTGGGCAGAGCCGCCCTCGTAAGCAGTGACGGGAGACTTAGTGTTTCCGTTGGAACCACCACCCACCTGCACAGCCTCACCAGTCTCAGACGTTGAGAACTCGTCCACGTCTAACCCGGAGCTTGCGTCAACCAGTGGAATTAACCGCGCAGACTCAACCTCGTAGTTAGTTAACGCTTCCGACAGTACCGATAATCGAGCAAAGTCTCCAGCGTAGTCCTCTACCAAGCCGCGCCCATAGTGCTCACCGCTAACAAGGTTCCACACCAGTACGTTATAAGGAAGCTCCAGCTCCGGATAGGTGCTGCTGTCTCCGATTCTGTGCCCGTCTGCTTCTTGGTACACCTCGTAGCTTACTACTTCTGCACCGTCCTCTGTCCGCTTAACTTTGCGACAAGCGGCAGTGTAGATATCAACGTCGCCGTATGGGTCTTTGTCACGGTAGAAGGTACCGCGGAAATCCTCTGGCAGGTCCTGGATGCTTGCGCGCTCTCTGATAATGAGTCGCAGGACGTTACCGCTGCCATCCCTTCGAACGGTAAAGTTACGGACTGAGTAGACGATGGATTTACCTGTCCGCTCATCAATATACTCCAACGCGTTACCTGTAACCAGTAGCAGCTTCACAGCTTGCAACTTCGCAGCATAACCGTCTTTCTCAAATACTTTCTGTGACGCCGTGTTCTCGACCTCGGCCAGCTTAGATTCTGCTGTAGCTGCACTGCCCAGCGAGCTAATGAACTCGTCCAGGTCCGAACTCTTGGAGAACCGGAAGAAACTAGTACCCTGCGGGAACAGCGTGCCTACAATCTTAGTAGCTGCGGTGTTGACCAGTTGCGCACCGGTGCTCTGGTAGTCTCGCTCCAGCGGTCTGCGTCTACCATCCAGGGAATCGTCCCTGGTAAAGATGGTGCTGAGCGTCCACTGCGCGAACTTCTCAGAGGCGTCCAAGACACCTGCGTCCTGGTCCTTCTTAAAGAGTTCTGCTAATGTTGCTTTTTGTTCCAAGCTACCCCCTTACAGGCCCAGAGGATTGCTCTGCCCTGCTTGTCGCCGTTTCTTCTGCTCAGACGTAATTGCATCTGCAGATGCAGAGGCAGCCCCAGCGGGGTCAATCTCAGCAATGTTATCTGCGGCGCTATTAGCCTCTAAGGCAGCCTGCTGTTTCGCTGCGCTGGCCTGCTGCTCTGCCAAGCGCTGCTGCGCCTCTAATCCTGCGTTGTCCGTAAGGCCGAGCATATCCGTGGCCTTGCCTAACAGTTTACCTAAACCACCACTCATTCTGACCTCACTAAATGATAAGTTGTCTTGTACGTGTTATCCGATGTGCTACGACTAATGGCGATACGCCCAGCTCGCATACACTTGGCTATTGCGTGCAGACCCTGCATAATCACAGACACTGCCGCGCCGTTGTCCGGTTTCAATACGAAGAAGTCTGTATATAGAACAGGCTCTACGTAATGACAGTCCTCTACAGCTTCTGGATAGTAGCTGACAGCACCGACTAAGTCGCCTTGGGAGTCATAGACTCCTAGTATATACTGTTTACCCAGCACACTTCCCAGTACTCTCCAGTAGTGCTGTTCTGGAGCCAGGCCCCGACTAATGCCGTGGCCCAGTTCGTGCAGTTGCTTCACTGCGTCTGTAATATCGTCAGACTTATACAGAACCTTGAGAGTGTAGTCGGAAGTTTTACTAGTGTGTTTTAACTTCATTCCTACTCCGGTAACATTAAATTTTATGAGAAGAAGAACGGGGATTCCAGCACTTGCCGGATGTCCAGGGAACCCACTTCCGGCATATCCAGGTCAGTAAGGTCTGCCCCGGCTGCAGCGGCGGCGCGAGTAATATCCCCAAGCAGGTCATTCTCTTCGTAGAGGCACACAAACTGTTCGCGAATGTGTCGGTGCAGAGTGTCAACATCGGCTGCATGTGTAGCCAGGGAGTCGTGAATCGGCACTATGTCCAGACCCTCGGCGGCACATAGAACCATCATCAAGTGCGTACTATCCAGGCTATGCACAAAGTTCGGGGCAATCCCCGAGGCTGCCTTGCGCTTATTGCAGGTCTTGAAATCCCGATTATGCACGCGCATGATTGTGAGGTTCATGCAGTCAATGCGTACCCGCACCTCCTCACGTTGTGTGTAGCGGTTCATTACAAGCCCACCCAGCGGCGTATACCACTGCAGGTGCTGGCTTGCCGGTACGCGTCTAGCAAGGTTCTGTAAGTACCCCATAACCGCAGCAGCAGCGGGGTTTGCCTCCTCGATAGCGGAGCGCATACGCGGGGCCAGGTAGCACGACAGGTTCCATAGACTGTTAGTGTCAGTACCTTCATATCCCTCAGCGCAAGCGCCTTCGAAGATGTAGTCGCTGCAGCTTCGCACCGTGGCGCTGTAGAAGTAGGTCATGCTCGGGCGCTTGGTCATGCTGCGGGTGATTTCGTTTTCTCTCCAGTATGTGCTCTGGATAACGAAATCCTCCTTGTCCAGGTCCAGTATCACCTTCTCGTCCGTACGGCGCTTCACGTCCATATACAGGTCCGCTTTCTTGTCGTTACCCTCCCAGTACAGGTTCGTCAGACGGCCACCCACGGGGTCTCTCAGGAGCGCTGAGAGGTGCTGCCCACCTGAGTTTGTAGCGTCCATAGCAACTGGGATTCGGCTAATATATTCTTCTGGGCATCCAGAACGAATCGCATTAACCAGGTCGATAGCAGCCGCCAAGAAACACCAGGGGGAGTCCGCCTGGGCAAAAGCAGGGCAGTTAAAAGGGTCGCTTGTACACTGTTCAATCTCCGTAAAGTTAGCATCAACCCAAGCTGCGCGGTCTTCGAATAAGGTTTTGTCATAACCAAAGCAAGTGGCGACGTGAACTTTAAGCCAGAACAGCCCGCGTTCTCCCAGAGGCTTACCACGTCCGAATTCAAGGAGGGCTTTCTGCAAATCAGAACCTTGGGGGTGCAGTGAGGACTTGAAGTACAGGCGGTAACGCCAGTCCACACAAGTCGGGAAGTACAGGGCTTTCTCATCTTTGAATTCCTCTGCCATTTCTAACGTAGTCAGAAGGCTGCGCAGTTGCGATACACGCTTACGGTCCGCGCTATACCATAGGGACATACGCGTCTTCCACTCACCGAAGCGGTCAAGCTCTTCCTCGGTGTAGTTCTCTTTCGGAACCCCGTCCAAGTACCACTCAGGCTTAGGCTCTGGTACTGAGCGGGGCATACCCACTCCAATACCCAGGGCCCGTGCTTCTTGTACCAGTTCCAGTATGTGCTTATTAATACGGTAGGGGGTTTCCTGTGCCTTATTAAGCGCCTTCTTGATTCCGTCCGCGGACTTAAATGCTTCCGCTACTTCGCGCAGCCTGGCGCGGTCGATGTGCGAGTTATGGTACGTACCGCGGTTGTCGATAGGGGTAAGATACCCGCCGTCCCACATCGTAGTGTGCTGTACCGGCGGCACCAGCATAGGTGGCTTCATGGTTACGGTGTCGGCTGACTCTACCAGTTTCTGGAAGGCCTCCATAACATCGTCGGCTGGGTAGAGCATGCTCAGATTCCCGCTACAGTTCTTCCACTGGAACAGGCCCGTCTCAAATACTGCGGCACATAGCAGCCGACCCACTGATATATTCTGGGCATTGGTCCAAGGCTCGTGCCCATAGTGCACGTTCTCGGCACTGGCACGGAGCGTACGCAGGATGTGCGTAGGTGACTTCGTGCGGCGCTCTGTGAGGTACTCGTATACACGGTCCATGTACGCCGGTGCTACGTTGCGTAACTGCAGAGCCAGCAGCTCCGATTGTACGTTCCGGCCCAGCGCAGACATTACCGCCTGTGCAGTCTGGCGGCGACTAGCGGACTCGCCGGGCGCAACACTGAACGCCTCAAACATTGTGCATAGGCTCAGGGTGGTCAGGACATCCAAGGGGACTAAGCGCAGGAACCGGCGGTACTTACCACCAATGCCCGGGGCTTTGACGTTTCGCATCTCGTCGATAGCGGCAGCAGCCACTTCGTACGCCGAGGTGAGCATACGCTGCGTCATCGGCAGGTTCATAATCCCACCGTTCTGCAGTGCGTCCGTAATCAGCTTACGTGCTCTCTCGATTCCGCGAATCTTATAGGTCTCCTCAAGCTCCAGCTGGCGTTTCACCAGTGCTTCCTCTGGTACTACCACCGTATTCAGGGCGCTAATCATAGGCGCTTAGTCTCCTTGGTTATGTCCGGTACTTATAACTACTGATTGCGACTCACCCAGAGATTGTACATCTCCAGGTAGTCTTTAGCGGAGCTTTCATCGCCCCGTTCTACTGCTTTCTGCCACATCCCGTGGCACCATGCGCTAGGCGTCAATGCACATACCTCGGTGTTGCTCGTAAAGTTCTAAGTACTTGTCGGACTTAGCAATGTCCTGCTCCAGCTTATCCTTGTTCCCGGCGCGCAGTCTGTATTTTAATCTGTTGCCCAAACAGTACCCGTAGAACTGCTCTTGCGTCATACTGCGTGCAATCACCTCGATTGCCTCCAGGTCCTGGAAGAACTGGTAGTGCTTGGGGGAGTTCACTGAGTCGGACGCTTTCAGAGTACTTTTCGGTAGTCTCGTCGTACTAATCAGTTGGAAGCAGTCAGGGTCCCACGTGCGACCGTTACAGCCCTCCAGTATTAAAAGGCCGTTAAATGTGTCTGTAACAACAAGAGGGTGTCCGTCCGACATGCCTAGTTCGTGGCAGAATTGAGCCCAGTGTGGTTTCCTATGTTGTGCAAGGCGCGTAACTACGTCACCAACTTTGAACTTACTCATTTAATAGTCTCCCGTGCTTTGCGTCGTGCCCTGGCCTTACGGGCCTTGAGCTTCTGTGCCTGTGCCAATTCTTCCGGCGTGCGCACTGTGTAGTATAGCATATCATACGGCTCTTTGCGCAGATACTTCACTAGGCGCTCTAGCCAGTTTGCTATCTCTTCCGTATTGTCCATCCCTAATCCAGCCCAACGGCCCACTGCGTTTACCACGCGCCCTTCTGACCCGTTGCACCCACGGTGTAGTGCCCCGCGTATGTGCCCAGTAACATGTGAGTGGTCACATACTACTGAGTTACCTGTGGAGCCTCTTAGGGTGAAGTCTAGTGGCTTGTTGCAGAGAGGACAAACCCCTCCCTGGTCCTTTGCTAGCTTCATAGCCACCGCCCTAACCTGGCCCCTGGTTATGCGCCTAGTACTCATACAGGTACCACCTCCTTGACGGAAGGACCAGACCGGTGCCCCTTAGTCAGTATCCTGTGCAATTGACTGGTGCCAACACCGTACCGGCGGGCCAGGGCAGGCAGCCCGAACTCTCTCGAATTGCGCACATAGATTCTTCGAATCTCGGCAACTTCTGCGTCTGTCAGTTTACAACATGCGGAGCACTCTCCAGTTGCCCTTGGGGCTTTGCCTCGCCCACATTTGTATTTATATTCCGCATTGCTCTTATGCGTCCCTGCGGCTAGGTGCTCTACGTTGATGCAGCGTGGGTTATTGCAGAGATGTTCTACAACCTCCGGCAGGAAGCCATGAGCCTTAAGGAACACAGCCCGGTGCTTAGTAGTTGTGAAGCGTCTCCCGTCCACCGTAATCCACGCGGTTGCGTAACCTAAACCAAAACCCTTGCACCCGTGGTCTATACAGGGTGTGTTTACCATAACTCAATACTCCCTACGCTATCCAGCATAGCATTGTCGTGAATGAGAGAATCCAAATGCTCAACCGTTCTTCGATGTGTTTTGGGTGCTCGTTCACGCAGCGCATCCAGAATAGTTTCAAGTTCATCGTGTTTCCCCTCGTAGTATAACTCAATCGCCCGCAGGCTCATTTCCTTCGCAGACATCTTCGCCATTGTCTGGGTGCTCCTGTATCCACTGTATATGCTGTTTATGGTACTCGTGCAGCGAATGCACCCAGTCACGCAGACTGGGAGTAGTCAACAGTGACATCAGATACAGGTACGCTGAATCTGATTGGGAGCGCCTCAGCCACAGGCATTCAGCCTCTGCGAGTACGTCTTGGTTGTTTCTAGCATAAGCCGCTACAACGAATTCTGCGGCGTCCTGCTCTGAGGTAATAGGGTAGATAGCATCAAAGGCCGTTCGCTTCCCACAGAGCTTCCCATCAAGCAATGTGATGCCTTTGACGTTATCTGCGTCATCTCCTGCTAGCATCTGCCACCAGAAGAACTTAGTGCCATGCGCCCGTACCGGCATAGCCTGGGTGTCATCCCACTTAATCCAGCCGAAGGGGTTATCCAAGGCGGGCCACACGGTTCCGGTCGGGATATCGAACCGGGCCATGGGGCTAAGCCAGGAATCCTTGTCCTGGGACATCAGGATTCCACGGTCCCCGAAGCTGTACGAATCCATTATGAATAGGTCATCCGCCTCGAAGTAGTCACTGCTGACCACCTGGATACCCTGCTCAGAATACTGGTATGGGTTCTCAATCAGGTGCCGCTTCAACGGTGCCTTGAGTGGCAGCTCCTGCCGATTAGCGCGCTGCCCCTGATAGGGCTTAGCCGTGGGTAGGTGCCAGCGCAAGCACTTAGCACATCCTGCTGGCGTCAGATACGCCACTGCCTCTGAGCAGCCGACCAGGAACATGTCCTCCAGCACCAGCTGATAGAAGCGGCGTATCGCGGTGTCCAAACGTTTCACTGTAGCTGCGGCCTTGTACACGCAAAAGTCCGCATCGTACAGCAGAATCTTCCCAGAGTTCTGCGGAGCTAACTGCGCCTCTAGCTGGGATAAGTCAACCCCGTTGATAATCATTAGCGCCCCGTAATATCTCGGGCCTTCTTGTCGGCCCAGTTAACCCAACGCTCTGCCCACTTTGCCTTGCTGAGCTTGTCGCCCAGGTAACACAGTCCAGCCAAGGGAATCAGCGGGAGAATCAAAGCTACATAAATTGCGCGAGATACGTACAACATACTCAAGCCTCCAACTCAGACAGCACCAGCACGGTGCCGAGCATGTCCCCGATTACTTCCGGCGTACGCAGGCTCTGATCTGCATCGTAAATACAGGAACCAATCTCAGCCAGCCCGATGCTTAGGGTACCTACAACGCGGATAAGCACGAGGTCATCACCTCGTAGCTTATCGGCATGCGCCGCCAGGTCATTGTGCTTCCGGAAGGCGGTAGCGGCCAGGTCCAGGTCCATGCCGTACAGAGCCGCTAGCTTGTCCAGCGCGTCGTAGATTATATCCAGGCGGGCAGTGCCTAAATCATAAAGTGCCGCCGCGTACAGGGCATCACCTACTGCAATAGTCAGATTCTTGTATGCACCCAGTACTTTATCCATTATTTAACCCCCAGGAAGTTAGCTACTTCATCACGCTTAGCGCGCAAGTTATCAGCATGACAAGCATGCCCATCTGCTAACTCTTTGCTGTGCTTGGAGGCCTCTACTCGCGCCTCGGATTGAGCGGCCAGACGCACTGCGTCGTCTGCGAATTTAACCGACAGCTGCTCGTTAAACTGCGCTTTGGCATCGGCTCGTTTAGCTTCTGCAGTGTAGGCTGCGCTCAGGAGTTTGATAAGGATATTGATGATGTTCATAGGCTTCCTCTAAGGCCCCTAGGCGGGGCCGTATTAGTTTAGGTTAGGGTTGATTAGGCTTGAGGTGCAGCAGGCGCTGCTGGCGCTACAGGAGCCGCTGGGGCCACTGGTGCAGCCGGGGCTACCGGAGCAGCAGGAGCAGCCGGAGCCGCTGGGGTCGCAGGAGCTGCGGGAGCCTGCATAGCCGCCGGACTCGGGACCGAGCCAGCGTTCAGCAGAATGTCCAGAGCACTGCCCGGGAAGTCTACGGCCTTGTACATATCCTCCTGAATCCAGTTCTTGCTCTTACCATCATCGAAGGTGCCTTCGATGTGCAGGCTATCCCAGGTCTCTTTGGTTGGGTTGTTCCACAGGAACAGCTTAATCTCGGAGGCATCCAGGGCAGGCATCTTGATAGGCTCGCCGGTGTTCGGGTCGAACTTCGGAATCGGGCGGATACCGGACAGGTCCACGATATTAGACTTCTTGCCCGCGGCGCTGGTGTGCTCATCAATTGGGAAGGTGAAGGCCTGGCCCAGGCGCTGTGCCGCATGCTTAATGCTGTTGTCGTAGTTGAGCTTGTCGAAGAACTTCTTGAAGCCTGCGCGCTCAAAATTACTGATAGCCATCGGGAACGGACGGATACGCTTCACTTCACCGTTAGGGCCAAACACTACAATGCCGATGCGTACGTTCGCCACTGCAGGCTTACCAGTAGGCTTGCCGCCCTTAGTCGGCAGGCGCTTACCGATTTCCACATACTCGGTGAAGTAGCCGTAGTACTCGCCCTTCGGCAGCAGCACATCCTCGTACGCACCACCCTGTGCGGTTTCACGCATGTCTACATCTTGGGTTTCGATTGCTGCGTCTACCAGAGCGTTCAGAGATGCCATTACATTCATAGTCATATAATTACGTCCTCGTTTAGTTTAAGTGATATTTACGTGCAGATGCAGGGCTTACTGGGTTCGGCCAGTCCACCGGCCGTTTTCGGCGAGCAGCATGGGTATGATTTGTGGGCATCCATCTGTAATCACCATACACCCTAGAATCGGCTTGCTTCTTGACAACTTACCATAAGCAAAGGCCAGACTCTTATTGTCGATTAAACAACCGCAGTGCGCACCAAAGTACAGGGCAGTGCTGCTAGCGGCATACTGTATATCTAACTTCCCATGGAAGTGTCCAATCACCATGGACTTACGTTCATGGGCTGCGTTGAGCAGCAGGTCCCCCGATACTTGATGCTGGAATCGTACAACACCCAACGGCGTATTCAAATCCCAAGCATCACCCCAACTCCACCCCGGCGCGCCGTGCTCTGGGAACAGGATGTCCCGGTACTTCTTAATGAACTGTACCGGGAGCCCATGCGCCTTGGCTCGGCGGTAGATAAGGGAGCCGTGGTTAGAGTCGCACAGGAGCAGATTAGGAAACAGGTCGTGCAGCTTCTCCAGACCAAGCTTGGCCTTCTCTAACTCCACCCCAGCACTGTCCAACTCCGGGCTACTGTCGTGAAAGCTAATAGCGTGCCCGTCTGTCTCGTCCCCTATCTGCACTACAATGTCCGGGCAGTACTCGTCCCGTACAGTGCGCAGAAAGTCGTACGCGTCTGGGTGTGTGTAAGGCTCGTGCAAGTCCCCGATAACAAGTACACGTCGACAGGTTTCAGGTACAAACGTATCCCCAATGTCATCCGTTGGGGAGGGTTGAATTAGTTTGCGGGCTTGCATCAGGGCGTTGTTAGCCTTTGCCTTACTGCCCTTGTTATCCATGAATATGCTGCGCCAGTAGCGTACAAGTTGGCGGGATACGGGATATTTACCGTTCGTCATATCCGTATAGGCGGCAGCAGCTTCTGCGTTGTCTTTGTAATAACTCAGCACTTCCTCGTGCTGCTCTTTGGTGAATAGTTTAATCAAACTAATTTTAGCCAAGGTTGCCTCTCTTGTGTTGTTCCTACTCGTATCACATTAATTCTCTGTGAATCACAGAATCAAGCCAGAGTCAACAAATAATTTTATTTAATTATTTAGTTGACCCTAGTGTATTTCCATGCTACCCTAACCCCCTACACCACCCAAGGGTCCACCTATCATTACTCCGTGATAATCTTATACTCCCCCGGGAAGAAGGTAATGCCAGCCCCAGGCACCTCTGAGCCGTTACTGGGGTCTATCAGTTCTACCTCCCAAGTTGTCTCACAGTAAGAGAGGACCCTGTGTTGTGTACCGGGGGCGAAGTATTCTTGTAATTCTGGACCAAGTGGCTCAGGCCCAAGGTCCAGCAATTCAACAATGCTGCCTGGTTTAATATTCATTCAACCTTCTCCTTACTGTACATACTCGTACCCATTTCACATTCCGCCGGGAACGGGACCTCACCAATGATGCCGTAGTTAGGCCAGAGCTGGTGGATACGCTTAGGTGCGTCCTCCATGCACTGCTTAACCAGCAAGCTCGCCTCACGTCCAACCTCCGGGTTGGCACTGTCCAGATACAACGCATCGTGTACGTTCGTAATCAGACACACCTGATTGTCGAACCAGTCACGGGCCAGGAGTGCACGAAGAACCATACCGGCAGCCACAGCCATCAGGAAGAACGCTTCCCCCTGACACCAGTAGTTAGCCATCTCGGTTTCCTTGTAGTCCATGACCTTCTGCTTACGCTGCCCGGGCACAACTTCTTTCCACTGCTCCTTCTGGCGGAAGCTATAGCGGGCACCGGCTGGGCTGGTCCACGTCCCAATGCGATATAGTCGGTAGCTGCCATCATCGGCCTGCTCTCGGTACATGCGCCCGGCTGCCCCGGTACGCTCTACTTCCTCCTTGATAACAGCGCGGAAGCCAATTGTTTGCGGGAACAGCGCAGCCTCGTTGTCCAAGAAAGCCTGTGCGAATTCCACCGTACATCCAGTAGCAAACGCAATCCCCTTAGCCGTAGCGCCATACTGGGCTGCAAAGCTAGGAGCCTTAATACCTGTGCGCATTGCCTTCCAAAGCGGATGCAGCTCGTGCTTCTTGTTGTGGCAGCGCTCATATACTTCTTCATACGGCAGTTCCTCACGGAAAGCTAGGCGATAACAGTGCATATCCGTACCACTCTGCAGCAGCCCCAGTAGCTTGGTGTCCCCCGTATGCACGCAGGACATAACCACTTCCAGCGCCGAGTAGTCAACCTCAGTGATACGCCCGTTGTCCCCGAATCGGCTCGTGAATACCTGCTTCACCTTGGATTTAGCTACCCCATCCCCGTCTTCATCCGGTCGGGGTAGGTTCTGCAGGTTCGGGTTAGAGCTACTCAAGCGCCCGGTTACGGTGGCGCAGGTATTAAGGCGGTGGTGTATGATGCCGGAACCGTCGGGGCGCTCGGGGATTACGTACTGCAGCATCCCCTTCCGCTCTTTGACTTCTCCGTTTGCATCCAGAACTTCCCGCAAATAGTAAGTACCAGTGTCCTTCTCAAGCGCCGCTAGCTCGTTCACCAACTTACAGAACTCGAACCCTTGGCGAGCCAGTGCCTCCATTGCGTCAGTGCTGGTGCTGTATACTGGCGTACCGTCCTGCAGGGTGCGCGCCTGCCGGAACTCCCCGCGTTCTGCGTACTTCTCCCGGATAACTTCCGGCAGCTCCTGGATGTTCACTAGGCCCGGGCAGAAGTAAAGGTCCTCCTCCCACTTGAGTTTCTCCTCCTCGGTATCGAGGCGGAATACTTTGGGCAGCCCCTTGTTCTTGCCGGACTTGTACGTGGTTGCACCGGGCGGCGCAGGCATGTCGTCCACGGCAACCCAAGCGTCCCCGACTTGCCAGTAGTCTGCCTTGACATACTGCGGGGGGTCGTATGGAACCTTCTTGCGGTACTTGATAGGCCCACCGTACACTAGTGCTGACATATGGAAGTCCGACCCGAAGTTGAAATCTAGCGTCTCTGGTAAGTCCTTCGGGATGTACTGTTGCAGCTCCTGCTTAATCTCACGGATGCGCTGCTCCTGCTCCTCCTGGTTCTTGCGTGCAATCGGCATATTAACGAACAGGCCGAACCACTCGCAGTACGCCCAAGCCAGCAAGGCATCCATACGCTCCCACACGTACTGCATCTGATTGCGCTGGGCGAACGTAGCGCACTGGCCGTAGAAGCACAGGGCCGTGTTCGGGATGTCCCCGTTAACCAGGTAGTCATGCAGCAGCATCGGGTCAATCTGGGAGGTTAACACGCCCTGCTCCCATAGAATCTTAACCCCGTCTACTTTGTGCGTACCACCGTACTTAGGAGCAGTCTCATCCAGTGACGGATACATGCTCTGAAAGTCCGAGGCGATGTATTCCCCGTGCATTGTGCAGAACACCCTGCCGCCGCGCTTGAGGAAGGCTTCAAACTGCTGTCGCTGGTACGTGAGAAACCAAGAAATCTCATAGGCTGCGTTGTGCGCAACAATAAGCCAGCAATCCTCGGGGATATGAAACCACCGGCAGCCTTCTGCTGCACTGTTTCCCGCCAAGAAATCAGCTCTTGAATTGAAGCGCACCGATTGAGTCGCACCAACAGTGGTAGTACCGTCAGCCTGTGTCGTGTCGATACGCCATGCTGACTCAACAACATAGTTGTCAGGGCAGTATGGGCTTGCTTTAGAGCCGTAGTATTCATGGTTTTGAACCTCTAAATCTATGTGCATTATACTGGTTGTCACTTTCCGAATCTCCTGGTTGCTTTATAGATCCAGCGCTCCCTGCCAATGCCTATGTCCCGGCAAGCGCCCTGCAATCTGCGGGCACAGCGTCTAAGCCTGCGCAAGTCCACATGACCACTTGGCCTGTACTTGGTTTTTATACTCATTTCCACTTAGCCCTCCGAGCCTTGTTGATAGCCAGATGCACAATCAGCTGGCTGCTGTCCAGTGCGAATCGTTTACGGAAAGTACCTGCAGATGCAGCGTACGCCTTGATTACCTCGTCGTCGAGATAGTTAATGTCTGACGGTTTAAGCATAGTAGCCTCCTGTGTACCTACATAGCGCCCTCAGAGAAGGCGCTAGGGAAGTCACTTGATTGGTGGAATATCAATAGCCTCTAGCAGCGGCTGCTGCAGCAGGTACGTGTTGTACTCCTGTATCGCCTGCACCGCCAAGCCCCGCAGGCGCAGTGCTTCGTTTACGTCCCAGGACGCTTCCAGGGTGAACATGTCAGCATCAAAGTAGAATGTAGCCTCCTTAGATTCAGCCAGTTTTATAGAAGCGTTCCAGTCGCTTACGACACATACCGTGTACACACCACCTTTTCGTATACCGGTGCGTTCTAGTAGCTCAACGGACACACCAGAAGTGCGACGAACTTTATCACCCACTTTAAATCTAGGCATTAATTTGGCCCTCTTTTATTGGTTGCTCAATACTAATCTTAAAGCCTTGGTAAGCTGCTAGTGCGGTGTCTACACTGTCATAGCTGCCTAACGAAAGCAGCTTACCGTCAACACGCACCCGGGCTTGGTACTTGCCACTAGAGGTAACTCGCACACCAGTAGGCAGAGTGCGACCCTTAGTCTGCCCGCGATTGTGCCTGTTAACCTTATCGGGTACTACCCTAAGATTACACCAGCGGTTATCTGTCCGAACTCGGTTTATATGGTCCACTACCCACCCAGGTTTAACCTCTACACCCATTAATAAATAGGCTACTTGGTGTGCCGGTCTGCACTTGCCATTGTACCAAAGGGTGTGGTAGCCTGCCGAGTTAACACTTAATGCGGTTTCCCTGGAGTGGTTCTTGTATTCCCTAAAGAACTTGCCAGTAACTGGGCAGTATACAATCACGGCAACCTCCCGTCATCAAACCTGCACCTGCCTGGTTGGAAGCTGACCTCAAACTGTAAGAGGGATTCCTTCCCAGATAGAGCCAGCTTGTTCTTAGGTGTGGATATGCCCCGGATGTTTTGCATCTGGGGTTGCTCGTTCCTATCCAAGCAGCCCATCATTAATGCTAAGTCCAGAGCCCCCTGCACCCCAATCTTGCTTTGCTTCATTGCAGTTAGTGGCGGGTACAGCATATTATAACCCTCCAGAGAAAGCTGCATAGTCCCGAGTATAATGCAGTCATGGTCGCAGCCCAGCACCCTCAGTTCCTGCCAGCGTGCCTCCAAATTCTGGTGCTCACTCTCCATAGTACCGCCACGGATATTCGCTACCATGTCAATGATGATTACCGCGGGTCGCATCTCCTCCATGAGCGTGGATATCTGCGCCATGGTCAAGGAGTGCGCAGCCTTAACACGAATCCGGTCAGCCCTGCCTACTTTCTTGAGGTAGGCTGGCACGAACTCTTGTCTACTGTGCCGGTCCTTAATCTCAGCCAGAGTCCAGTGCAGCGCCGCTTGATATACCCTCGGCACCGTGCGCGTCGCTGGGCCCTCGTTAACCAGCCAGAGAATCGGGCGGTCCCCGTACACTTCCGGCTGCTGCTGCATCTGCTCAGCAAAGTCCACAGCAATAGCAGCAAGCAGACTAGTTTTACCAGAGTCCACAGGAGCAGCCACTGCGATACAGTCCCCGCCACGTAGACCTCGGATGTTGCTAGCGAGTTGCTCGAACACGCCCAGTTTAAGACCGCCGCTCTCGTCAGTCGCGGCAAGTATTTCGTCAACACTTCCGCTCTCCCATTCAAGCAGCGACTCATGCACTGCAGCACCATCCCCGTACTTGCGCTGCAGGTGCTTCATTTCCAGGAGGTAGTCAATCTCCTCGCCGTCTTGATAGCGCTGCGTAAGCGCTGCTACCTCCCCGCTGTAGGCCAGCTCGTTCAGGGTCTGGACAATCCCCACCACAGAATCCTGCGGCACGGCTTGTACTCCCCGCATAAGCTCGTCCATGATTACCCGCTCTTCCCGGGATAAGTGCCCGGCCCGGAGGTTGAGCATGCTCTGCATCGCATCCCACTGCACATCCTGGTGCTCCGGGTACGTATTCCAGTACAACCCCACCCAGTCCAGAAGGTTTGATGTATCTGGCGCAAGCATAGATTTGGGTATCTGTTCCCGCAAGCGGGTCCACACTTTCTGCGTGCACATCGCACGAACAACTATTAGGTCCAATTAAACCTCCTTAGGAACGCAGATTGCTTTAGCGGTATACACCCGGAATGTGTCGAACTTTTCTTCGAACGCCTTGGCCGCTTTGTTGCAGGCAGCCTCCGTCGTGAACTCTTGCGTAGTCAGCGCAGCGAAGTCCGTATCGCTAACCGCACTGCCATTAATTGCCATGATTAAAACCCAGATACCCATAGTCATTGCAAAGCCTCCAGAATCTCTTTGATTTCTGCGTCCTTAGGGTCCGCAGCGAAGTAATGCTCACGACACTGCATGAACGGACGCAGTGCGCGGCGCGCCGCCGCTACCCCAGCGTGCCCCGCCGGGTCATTGTCCAGCATCAGAATCACTTCCGGGCGATTCTGAATCAGCCAGGCTCGCAGCGGCGTGGGCAAGCGTGTACCCAGCATAGCTATAGCCTGCACGTTCAACGCACTGTAGCTCGTAACTGCGTGCTGTATCTTCCTCGCTGAGAGAAAGTCCTCGGTGAGCACGACCTTTAGAGGTGCGGCCGCAGCTACAGCCGGTGCTACGGCAGGTGCCGCGACAGCGAATGCTATTGGCTGGCCGTACATTACCCACTTCGGTTGCTGTCTGGCATGCACTGCACGGCCCAGAGCAGCGCTTCCGACACGGAAGATTATCCGCTGTTTCTCTTTGCTCCATTCTGCATCCTCCACCATTTCAGGCATGATTCCTTTTGTAGCCAGGAATCCGTAAATAAAACTCTGCGTTTCCGCAGGCGCTTGGCTAATGCAAATTGCATCTGCAGGTGCAGAGGGCTGCACCCTCGGCTCTTCCTGTAACTGTACGCGCTGGTACTGCTTGTGCTCGTTAACCGTCTTATGACACCTAAAGCAATACATACTCCAAGCATCAGATTTATTGTAGATTACTGCCGCAGGAGTCTTGCCGCAGCAGCGGAACCTACTTGATTGCCCTATTGCTAGGCGCTTGCAGGCTCTAAGCCACGGCTCGTCCATTACTTCTGCTCCCGCTTTATCTTCATGGCCATGCGTCGGAGGTCATGGGCCAACTGCAGGGCTGCGTCAGGTTCCATACTGTAGCTCACAGCGTCGGTACTGCCGCGATAACTTAGGCTCAGCAGTACATTAACTAAACTCCCATTGATGCATGCCACGAGCTTACGGTGCCCATTTTCTTTAAGGTAAGATACGCTGCGTGGAACCGGCGGCAGCTCCTCTTCCGGTTCTTGGTACAGGTCGAAATTGATAGCGGCCCAGGGGTGTTCATCGTAACGTTTAGGAACCTCATTTACCTGCAACCAGTGGCCTGTAGGGCATACAGAAGTAACTGTGTAATAGGCAGCCTCTCCAAGCACGCACAGAAAGGCTTCATCGTCACGGCTGCCTACTGAACGTACAACCTTATCACCAACTTTAAACTTGTACATAATCAACCCTCCACAATATTATCGTATCCGCCCCAGTTCCATCCATACAACACTCTGTATATGGTGGATGAGTGTACCCCAAACCGGCGTGCCAGTGCGGGTGCGCTGAATTCCCGGTCGTGTTTTCTGTAATGCTTACGAATAAACTCTACGTCCGCAACCTTTAATACACTCCTACCATGCACTTCTCCCTTGGCCTGCCGCCCCTTTGATACCTTGTCACCTTGGTTAGTCTTGTGCGTACCGAGCTCCAAGTGCTCCGGATTGATGCAGCGGGGATTGTCACAGATATGCATAACCACCTTGTCTTCTAGGTCAGATAAGTTCAATCCCAACTTATCCGCCATAACCTTTCGGTGGATTCTGTACACTAAACGGGAACCATCCGGATACCTCTTGGTGGTTATCCCGTAGCCGTCCTTGTCCCCCGCATATCCATGGTCTATGCACTCACTTTGTAATTTCGTCATAGCCTCCCCAGTCCTGTATTACTCTAGTGCCTACGTCAATTAACTCATCACGAAAGCCATAATCGGAGAACACCATGATGTACTCCGCCGCCTTCGCTGGATTCTCCTGCACCCAGCTAACCAGTTGATGTTTAGAAAGCTGCGACACTTCCCGGAACGCGGCCAGTAACTGCGGGTCCTCGTCCGGGGGCATGTCCCACGGCTGACGTAAACTGAGCGTAGATGCAGAGAGCCGCTGGTCCGGCTCCACTACCTTTGGATCCCGCTCAATCGGTAGGTGCGAGAACGTACCATCTTGCAGTACCCACTCAAGCACTTGCCCCAGGATGTTCAGGTCCAGTACCTCATCCGGAGTGTGCTCGTGCATGTACCCTACGCCGACGTTGGTGCACTCAGGGATGATGCCAACGAACTCAGCCGAGTCAGTATACACACCCTTCTGCAAGTGCTGCTCAGTGCGTCCCAGGCGCTCTGCTAGGGTCTTGGCAAAGGTATCTGAACAGCAGCGCATGTACCGTTGATGCGTAATGATTCCGTCGCCGCGTCGGTCAAAGCTAATCATTGCCTTGACCCCAGTCCAAAATCCAGTGTCGTCCTTTGCCGATGCAGCACTGCCCTCGCAGCCTACTTCCTCATCCACAAAGAAGCAGTAGCGTCCGTGCACACCACGCCGCAGCATCTCCAGCATCAGGTAGATACCGGCGCCACAGTCCGCCCCCAAGCAGTCAGCTTGTTGCGGATTCTTTACGAACAGCACACCTTTGTTAGTGCAGCCGACGTCCGGAGCAGCGCTGGTTGGGCGGGCCACCGTGTCGAGATGAGACGTAAACGCTACGTCACTTTGCTCGGAGTCCCCCACCAGCACGAAGTAGTTCCCGTGCTTGTCCTTTACGTAGTGCATACCACTACCCAGCGCCTGCATAAGCAGCGGCTCAAACCACTTAGTGCTTGCCCAGCTAGGCCGGTGCGTTCGCAGTATCTGCAAGAGCAGCTGCATATCAATCCCGTGCGGATTCAAGAACATTAAGCTGCCTCCTCTACTTCTTCTTCATCATCGTTGCCCAGGTACTTCTCTCCCAAACAATCGGCTGCATGCTCAGTGAGAATTAACCCGTGCACTGGGTGTTCTTCTGCGTGCTCAATAAGCACCTGCCGGTCCTGTGTAAACACCAGTTCTTCTTGGTCGTGCACTGTCCCTTCTACCGCACAGTGCTCAATGTCCCTGTCGTGCACGTAAGCGTCGTGGTAATCAGACCAGGTGCAGTTCAGTCGGTTGTACAGACCCTCACGCCCAACTACGTGCACAAAATCCCCATCCTCAACACACCCATCGCACACCATATCACCCTCTGCGGTCCCCTGCATGTCATCAACGGAGAAGCGCCTCTCGCAGCAGCAGCACCGGGTAGACTCTGTGCCCACGTAGATGTATCCATCGGCTTCTTGCGCCTCGTGTTCGTAGTCATCACGAATTACAAAGGCGTCTTCTCCGTGCTCATCTACGCCGCACTGGCTGCTGTCTAAATATGGCATCAGCACTGCACCACTGTATTCCGGGTGCGGAATACGCGCCAGCATTACCCCCTCGAGACACGCAGAGTTTCTGGTGTACCCATGCCCCCGCAGGATTGCATCCGCAGCGTTGCCATAAGCACGGACGTACTCTTTGGTCTCAGGTTTTACGATTGCTCGTGCCTGCACTTCGAAGTCGTCCCCGAACAGCTCCCCGGTATACTGGATGAATAGGCGCAACCCGTTATCCGGCAGCCCGTGGCTGGTGCTAGCGTACGTCCGCACAGGGCTATGCTCAAATGAGTACCCGCTCATGCAGCTACCCGGGCCATTCTCGTAGGCGTCGTACCATTCCTGCTCGGTCTTGCACAGGTACGTTGTAGGCTCTACGTTCATAGCCTTGAGGTCTTCGATAACATCGCGGAAGTCTACGCCATTGCCGTAGTAGTTAGCGAGCCATTTACCTACGCGCATCTCCACGCAGCGGTACTCAGTAACTGCGGCTAAGTCCTTGTGCATCCGCGGCTGTCCCAGCATAACGATGGGCTCGCCGTTGCGGAAACCAAAGCCCAACGGCACAGCGAATCTAGACACTACGAAGCCGTGCAACTTCATGAGCAGCGCGGCAGTATAACCGTCGCGGATGTGTCTTCCGTAATCGTAGCCAGTGTATAAGTGGCGCTGCTGCTCTTCTGGCGCAAGCATAATGCGCTCGAATAACTGCGCAGCCTGCTTGTGCACCTTGTAACCGGTGAACTCTTCGACGCAAGCAACTACGCGCTCAACCACTACATCCGCGCCCTCATAGAAGTCTCGGCGGTGCTGCCAGAACTTGCTGTCGATGGTGCGCCGCGCCGGGGCAAAGAGTTCGTAGAAAGTTCCGCTGCTATACAGGTCCACCCTTTGCAACGGACCAATAGTCCGTATTACTTCGCGGTAATTGGGGTGCAGTATCCCGCCTATAGTTATCTCTAAGCCCGGGGTGTACGCGCTGACAGCGCGGAGACCCATAAGCGCCTGCAGCGGGCCCTCATTGTGAGGGTGGTCAGCACCTTGCATTTGCAAGTCCTGGAACGGGGTCCAGTAATCACCGCTGGAATACATCGAGCATTTCATTGGCAGTGCGTTTGCACCTTCCGGTAATACTACTTTCCATTCGATAGGCGCTGTGTTAGTCTCTTGCATTTTCATTTGCTCCTGGGTTAGCTGTATTGTGTCGTACGTTAAGAGTTCAGCGTGCATACCACGCAGCGAGCTGTCTTTGCTTATAATACGAGCGCACAGCCGCCCTGAATCTTGTATATGCTCTTCGATAGCCGAACCGTAGTAGTGCTGCAACCACATCGAACTGAATGTGCTCTTGCAATTGCCGCGCGGCAGATTCTGTATACTCGCGGTACGTGGTGAGCACCACCGTAGAGTCCTGCCTACGAACTCTGAGGATTCTACGCTCGACCGGCACGATTTGCTTGAGTTCATTAGGAACCTCTTTGAATGTTTCCCAAGTGCAGCCGCACTTGCCCTGCGTTTCCAGCAGACGCCAGCACAGCAGCGCTGTTTCGTCTACTGTGAGCATGCTTTGTCCTTGAATACCACGTTGCGGGCCACAAGTACATGGCGTGCCCCTAGTACCACATCAATGGTGCGGAGCTGGGACAGCATCCAAACATTATACTTTTTGTTATAAAACCATACGCGGGAACAAAGGCGCGCATTTGTTGCGACCCGCCGGTGCGTATCCCCGCATTTATACACTTCATACTTAGTCATACTACACCCCGCACATTGAATCGGTAGCAGTAGCCGCGCAGGGTCATACCCAGGCGCTTTGCTTGTTTCTCATAGTGCTGGCGTAGTGCTGCCTTCGCGCTGTACTCCCGCGCCAGACCGTCGATTGTTGGTTGCTGCTTACGCATCAGCAGCGTTTCAGGATTCTTTCCGTGCATGCTCTACACCTTGAATTTTACGTTTACGCCAACTAGTGTGTGTGCCGAAAGGGCTAATTCCAGAGCTAAGCTGGATAATACCCACTTGCGCTTATACGGGTTGTAGTATTCAAGAATGCCCGCTCCGCTTAGGCGATAAAATACTGGGAGATGCTTTATGTCATAGTTGGCTCTATACAGTTTAATCATACTCGCCTCAAATTTCGTTGTTGCTCTTACCATCCACCGTGAGCGTCACAGCGGCGTCCGGATACTGCTCCTGCACCGCCGCAAGGATACGTGCGCCCAGCTCTTTGCAACCGTCCTCAGGGTTCTCAAAGAGGTCGTAGTCAGGGCGCGGATGCGGTTCCTGCGTTGCTGGTTGCTGCAATTGCACCGTGCAGTACGGGATTGGATTGCTTGCGTCGTTGCCCAGCACCAGCATAGCGCTGGTCACAATAATGTTGAATACGTTAACCATAGAGTTGTCTCCAGTCGGTGATAATACCAAGATTCACGGCGTCCAGCACAGTGCGGGCAGCCATTTCGGTGTGAGTATCGATTATATCCAGCGGACATTCTTGCCCAGTGTCCCGGTCTGCGAATATCAGCACAGAGAAGTTGTATTCTTGTACTTGATTGCACCAACCAAGCCACAAGGCATGCCCCGGATAAATCATGATTGCTTTCATATGAAACCTCATACGCCAGTTGCATTCACATAGCGCCCCGTAGGACGCTATAGGCTTGCAGCTACACGTTGTCCCCTAAACCCACGTAAAACCAAGGACTGTAGCGGGTATCTGCGGGACTGTCAAATGCGTCGGCATCGTTGGCCGCAGGGCACAGGGCCCACCACTTGATAATCATAAGTATCTGCTCTCCGATATCACTACGATTAATAGCACTACTGCCAGGATTAGGCCCACCAGTTCCATGCTCATGCCGCCACCTTCAATGTTGCGTCCAGCACAGCGCGTACATCCACGCCCTGACTGATAAGCATAGACACCAAATCAGAGTCGCTTACGCCAGTCTCTTTAGCCTTCTTGATGGCGTTTTTAACGCGCCCCAGCGCCTGCAGGCGCACTGCATCGGCATCCAGCGCGTCATTCTTCACCTGCTCCGCCTCGGCGGCGTACAAGGCCATGCAGGAGCTGTAAAAGCTGGCCACGATAACCTCGCGCTCCTGCTTGTTGGCTTGTTTATAGTCCAGACGCATTGTGTCCAGCTCAATACCCAACTTCTCAGCAGATGCATAGCACTTCTTCGCGTTGAATTCGTACTTGCCGGACTCTTTGTTGAACTTGATAGGCAGCAGCGTGCGCAGCACCATATCGAAGTCAGCAGCATCACTGCGCTGCATATCCGTAGCCCAGGAAACGTTGCTGCTGATAAGACCGTGGAAGAGCGCGCTGATAGTGATGTTGCGTTTTGCTTCGACTACATCGCCCAGTGCCTTGCGAATGCTGCCAGCAGCGGTGAGCTTGAATACTTTACCAGTTGAATGAGTTTTGTTGGTCATGATGCACCTCTTTGATTGTTGGTTGTTTACTTATCGAATTACTTCACATAGCACCCCATAGGATGCTATAGGCTGTAATTAGTGTCCGAACTGTCCTGCAGTGTACCAACCTTGCGGAGCCTTACTGCTACCCTTTGTTTTGGTCTTGCCGCGTACATTCGTACTGAATGTAGCGGATTGTTTTGTCCGCATATACCCTGCGCGGTTCAGTGCATCCCGGCGCTTTCTCAATTCCGCACCGGATAACTTCTCCAGCCCCTCGAATTGTTGTTTCAACTTATCTTTGTACTTCATTATCGTGCTCCTTATAACGTTTGACGGGTTAGATTCTGGCGGAATGTGTATACCCGCCTAGAACCTAACTCAAACGCCCCTAGCGCAGCGGTTGCTAGGATACCAGTAGTTAAGCTACCAGCTTTCGAGTACGACCCACTGCACAACCGTGGAAGGGACTCAACCTCTCGGCACTATTCTTTTAAGGGGCAGCGCCTCAGCGCCCCAGCCGTTTGTAGTCTCGGCTCTTGACCTTGCATCTTCACTGCTATCATGTGTCTAGGGTTAGTGGTCAGAGCACCTTTAGGCGCTACACTGCTCCGCAACATGATTCGAACTATAAAAGCGTTTACTACTATTGTCAATACCTGTTTTTCATATGACTTATCAGGCTGTCTACTTATCCAGTTGACTCTGGAATCTAGAGCTACCCGGTAGACCGTATCGCTTTCGATGGGATAAATATACACCTAGCAGATTTAAAAAAGCAAGCACTTTTATAAATATTTATCACTAAGAGCAAAAAGGGTAAGCAGGGCAATAGCTTAGGAGCCGCCTTACGGCAGCCCCTTATGTAGCAATGCGTCATAGTCCCCAAAACTCAGGCCGAACGTACGATAGTCTGTATTGTACCTACTATCTGCTAACAGTTCCTCCTTAGGGATGTTACGCCCCTCCTCTCTGATACGCTGGTGAATAGCCTTATGGTCATCCTCACTGATTAGTATCAGATTATCAAAGCTACAGTTAAGTCTGTTCCTGTCACAGTGGTGTATGTGATACCCACTCGGGATAGACGTAATGCCCAGCTCATCCCGAACTACAGCGTGATGGAGCAACAGTGCATCGCGGCTCTTACTACCCCCACGATGTACTTTGTAGGGTCCAGCATTGGATATCATAGGATAACCACTGTCACTCAGACGTATAGCAAAAGAACTTCCAGCCATAACCAAATCTCCTTAGGTTGAACCAATACTACAAAGTGTTGGGTAGACTCATAGCCAGCGACCATACAGCGTAAGCTGTGGGAGCGGTTAAGCTATGAGGCTAGTTAATGGGTAGGTAATGCTTCCCTCCCTACGGTCGGTCATACAGGGCATTACTAGTGAGTACCTAGTGAGTGCATAGTGAGTAGTAGTATGTATAGTGCCCTAAAACCCTCCTACTCCGGTTACTTCATTTCATAATAGCTTTCGAATGAAAGTAAGAGCAAAGGGATAGCATTGGGATAGCGCTGGAGTGTGTTGGGATGGTGGAAGTGCGCCCTAGTGGGGAGCGCGCAGCGTAGCATAGAATCGGCACAATGTAAAGCACTAAGGATAGCCAGTGGATAGCCTAGTACGCACTAGGGATAGCACTAGGGATAGCACTACAGCGCACTAGCTGGCCCACTAGGCAGGCACTAGAGGTCCGCAATGGGCGCACAAAATAAGCAAGGGGTACGCCACTAGGCGAGCACAAAATAAGCAAGGCAGAGCACGCCCCTATGGCCCACAGAGAGCGCGCAGGGATAGCCCTAGCGCCCAGTAGAGCGCACAGGAGCCACGTAGTGCCGCGCACAGGCAAAGGCATAGGGTAGCACTAGCGATAGCCCTAGAGCAGCGCAGGGAGCCACTGAGGCGCTCTGGTGCGCACTAGGTGGCCCATCCAGTGCCCCCCCCCCCCTAAATTGGCTCTAGGCACCCCCTAGGGGGGCAATTGGGCGCGTTCAGGGTGAGGGAGGCCCAAGGGTGAGTATAACAAATTTCGAGTTCAGATATACATCTGCCCCGGGGTGAAGGCCTTGTGCTGCTCTTGGCGGTTCTCTAGTACCCACTTGCAGATAATCTCGTAGGAGCTGTGCTTCTTCATGAAACGCTTACCACCCTTCCAGAACTCCCCTCGCCAACAGGTGCCGGTATAGTACACACCTCTAGGATGCTCCCGCTTAGACCTGCGTGCATTACAGTTGTTTTCACTAACTGTGGCTAAGCGCAGGTTCTCTAATCTGTTGTCACTGGGGTTTTGGTTGATGTGGTCCACCACGTATCCGTCCGGAATCGGCCCATTGTGTAGCTCCCAGATGAGGCGGTGTGCCTGTATCTTTCTACCAGATACCTGTACCACCCAGTAGCCACTAGTATTGCGGGTACCGGCTACTGCCCCGGCCCGTCTGCCCTTGAGCCACACCAAGCAGCTCGGGGATGTTGTGTCATATTTTATGTTCATAGACATATCCTCATTTTAAAGTATAATAAATTTCAAGTCCAGGTATAGACGTGCACCCCTGGTACTGCCCCAGGTATTGCCCAGGTATTGCCAACGCACACCCTAGGGGTATCGCTAGGACATTACTTAGTAGCCGCCAGGGCGTCTGCAGCGGCCTGGACAAGCTCCTGTAACTGCGGGAGCAGCTCCTCCGGCATCTGCACAATCTCGGTACCTGCAGCATGCCAAGTACTTCCGGAATCATAGGAGATGCTAAGGTCCAGACTAATAACAGGCCCTTCCAGTATATGCACGCCCACCACTTTGTAGACGCTAGTGATGTCCGCCAGCGTAGTGCCAAGATAAACACCCTCTGGGGAAGTTGTAGTAAGCAACTTCCTTTCGGTTTTAGAAAACTCAACCATACTCAATTCCTTATCAATTCCTTATACATGAGACAGAGCAAGGCACCCCGTAGGGTGCCGCTGCATTACAGGCCGCTGTTGAACGGGATGATGTAGTCGAAGTCCGCGTGGAACGTGAAGTCGATAGCACCAGCCGGATGCTGGAACGTACTGCCTGCGGAGTTAGACAGAATCCGGGCCTGCTTAGTACCGGCATCTACACTTGGGATTAGTACCCCAGAGGTAGCAGCACCAGTATACACCGTACCCTTACTCATACCTTCCTGAACAGTCGCCGCGGTGAACGGGAGATTCCCAATTACCATGCCACCAGCCTGCGCCACAGTCAAGGAGGAGTTACGGACACGTACATGCACTCGCACAATATCCCCGAGGCGGTACCACGAGCCCCGTACATCACTGCCGGTAATAGTCTGGCCGCTGATAGTCAAGGTAGGTGTAAACGTACCGAAGTCGTACTTAAAGCGCGCGCCTGAGCCGAACTCAATGGGCTGACTATAGGCGTATGCACTATTGAACACATACCGACTCGTCCAGGACGTACCCAGGTTATCCTGCAGCGTCAGCAGAGATACAGGGTCCCCATTCAGGTTCCGCCAGGAGCGGTGAATCTGCCCACCCTGCACTGCCGGGTTCAGCTCGTTCACAACCGACTGCTGCACTACGCCTGCACGGGTACAGTCCATGGCGCTGATATTGCCTCGGCATGCCATCGCGGGGAAGCTTACCTGGTCCGGGTCCCACGGGTCCACGTTGTCCACATTAAAGCGGTTCCCGGCGCCAGCGTTGCCGCTGTAGTTGATAATACCTACGCGCTCCAGGATGATACTACCAATCTTGCTGTTTCCGACCCATGAACCAGGCTGAGAAGTGTAGTAGAACGGAGTACGCGGGGACCACATCACCTTGGCTTCCAGGATATTGCAGTTAAGAATCTCGCGGCCATACCGGGAATACCTAGTCATAGCGCGCCCAGCAATGCCCCGGTAAACTGCCATAGGCCATACACCCGGCTGCTCGCTATTACTGGTACGCCCACCCTCGGACGTCTTCTTGGAGTTATCCGGCTTGAAGAAGTACGTGGCGAAGAAGTTATCAATCGCGGCATACGCCGGATGCGTCCAGCTCATGCTGGTGTCGCCGTAGTAGTGATACTTCTCTACTAGGCTGCTATCACTCCAACCAGCGCGATGAATGTCCGACGCAGGATAAGGCGGCAAGTACGTGCTTGCATATGCATGGTTACGGGTAAGCCACTGCCCGCCGTATACATCACCAGCCAGGTTATACCACAGCTTGATAAATCCTCGGCGTACACTATCCTCACCCTGGAAGATACCGGAGATACCACAACCAGATACCTGCAAGTTATCCTCTACTGAGAATGCGCTAGTACCCTCGCACACACGCCCAATGAATCCACTGCTTAGGGTTAAGTTGTCCAAGTAGTAGCGAACGTAAGAGTCCTTATTTCCCGGGGAGATGTAGAGGATGATTGGGGCGGTGATATCGTAAGGCCCTGCGGTCTTGCTCCAGTAACTACGGATACCGCAAGTCTGCATGTTCATCCCGACAATACGGGAGTTGTTATACAGCCGCAAGTGCGCCTTCATTACCTGCCGGGCCTCTGGTGCCAGGTTAACGTCGGTGCCAGCAGTAATCCAGGCTGGGTACACAGTACCATCGTCCCGTGGGAGTTCGTACTCGTGCGGAGTATCAATGGCCGGATACATAGTGCTGAGCAGTACGGTCTTGTTGCTAGCTACTCCCTCGTCGATAGCGGCCTGCACAAACTTTACAGCATCAGGGGTTATACCATGCAGGTACCGGTCCCCGTCTACACGCATCATCTCAGGGGTTACATACTGTACAAAATCCAGCAGTGTACCCATTGGGTTAACATTAACGAACTCTGAATCTACTCTAATGAGTTTAGTTAAGGGCATCTATCCTCCAGTTCCTTTAAGGGCAGCTACCGCTGCGTTAACATTCTTATACTGGTTCCCTATGGCCTTGCTCTGCCACTGGCGGCGCTCCCATAAACCCCAGCACACTTTATTGCGCTGTCCGTTAATATATTGGGAGCAGTCAAAGGTCCAACGGTTGCCGCCCTTGTACACCCAGCCGGTGCCTGGGGCCTTTTGCTGGTACTTGCTAATATAGCGCCAGTCCAGCACAGCCTTTCCGGCCGCTGCATAATCAAGGCTTTTGAGATGCCGCTTCACGGCGCTACCGTTGAAGCCAGCTACGCCTACATTATAAATGAAGTCTACAGACCCAACCAGAGCTACGTCAGAGAGCTGCATAGGGAGCCCGTCAAGAGCTCTTGCGTGTTCCCCTGCTGACTCTATCAGTTGCTTCTGGCAATCGCTTAGAGAGGCTCTCTGGCCCATCTTGACGCCCTTTGTTTCCCCGTAGCAGATTGTAGGTACACCGGCGCTGTCGAGATACGCCGTAGTGCTTAAACCTTCGTTATGCTGGACTACGCCGGTAATGGCACCGCCAAGCATAGTGGCCCCCGTAAGGGCCGCAATAACCTTAGTCCTTAAACTCATATTTAATAGTCCCCTTACGTGCCTGCTCCTCTAGGAGCTTGAATGTACGTCGCTTGTAATACGCATTCCACGCCAGGGTTAGTACCGCGCACACAGTCGCAGTGATGAAGCTGATAGTGCTCCAGTTCCAGCTCATTAACTCTGCCAACCAACCTCCTGATACCGTAGCGCCGGTAACTGCTGCACCTGCCCGGGTAGCGAGGTCTGCCCCAACTACGTCCCCTACCTTAATCATCCTGCTGCCCCTTCTTCCTGAACAGCTTACGAATCACCAGAATGACCACTAGGAAGACCAGAGGAATGCTGGCCCCAGCTAATCCGGCGAGGATAAGACTGTAACTATCATTGTTAACTACCTGTAAGCGTTCTGCCTGGATTGTCCCCGTGCTAATAGTTTGCACCTGCTTCTTACTGGACGTATCCAAAGTGCCTACGTTAGAATCTGATACATCGGTTTTGTTGGTGGTGCTGGAGTCCACCTTGTTGTTCAGGCCAACGGTTTGCTTGGTGTTTTCGGCACCAACCTGAGCAGATACATCCGGCTTAGAACCAACTAAGCCGGTTAGTGCAGAGGTCGCCGAGCAACCAGTCAGAGTAACCGCGAGCAGCAACCCAGCGACCAGTTTACGCATTAACTAGCAGCCTTCACTGCGGCTACTGCAGCTTCAAGTGCAGCAATCTTGGTGTCGAAGGCAGCACCAGTCTGGGCTACGTTCTGGGGCTGCGTAAGGATAGCATATAGGTCCTTACCGAGAATGTTCAGCTGGCGCAGCAGCTCCTGCTGTTGCGCTGAGGTTGCTTTTGCAATTGCCATGTGTACTCTCCTTATTCTGCCGCATCAGTGGCGGCTACGAACGCACTCTGCAGTGCGGTGAATGAATCATCAAACGCTGTACCAGAACCCTCGCCGAGCGGCATGCCTGTACCCGTAAGGGCAACATAGCCAGTCTTAGAGAGTTGCGAGAGCATGCTGAACAGGCGCGCCTGCAGCGTACCATCGTCCTTGAAGGCTGTACCGGCACGAGTAGCCGTATAACCCTGTGACTGCATGTACGTGAAGAACGTATTCAGCTTAGTCAGTGCAGCCGTACCTACGAAGCCTACGTTGTAGTCCGGCTGCACCTGCTTCTCCAGGTTCTGGCAAGTGCCTACAATGGCGTACTGTACGTCCGCAGTTTTAGCTGCGATGATTGATGCCATTATCTTCTTCCTCTATGTTGTTTACCTCTGCCCCGGTTCTGCAGCCGAGCGGCTACGCCCCTAAGGCCCTTAGACACTTTGCTCTGTGCCCAATCTAGTGGATTCTCAATGAAGGCCCGAGCTATCTTCTCAGACTCACGCTCAGCCACCACTTTCTCGTCTTCCACCAGATGCCCGTTCAGCGTAGCCACCATCATGGCGATTGCGTCTGCTCGGTCATCCTTCGCCAGACTACCGCGGTCGTACGTGATGCCGGACAACTGCGCGAACGCAGAGTACAGCCAACGCCTGTCGCGGGAGTACGCCATACAGGTGCTGATATCGTCGTGAATAGCGCGCTCATGCACTATCAGGCGGTGACGACGAGTAACTGGGCTGATTGTGTCGATGATACGACGCTCCTTCTGCGTGGAGTTGTTCAGGTCCCGTACACCGATACCAGCGAGACGTCGCTCCCGTAACCGGTTCAGGATAAGCATAGACACGGTGCCGTGCCCCATGTTGCTCTCCACAACCATATCCGGGATGTCTAACTCTACGCACAGGTCAATCAGTTTATCAATGTTCTCTTCGCTGATACCTCCTTGGAAGCCGCCTACGGAGAATAGGTGAATGTACGAGTTCGCAGCACCGCCAGCTGCATAGGACACTTCGTCCCCACCACAGCCTGCGGGGTCCACCACCAGCACCTTATGCTGGTACGGCAGGTGCATATCCCCGTAGAATGCTGGGGAGTACATCTGCTGGCCCATAATCCCCTCATGCTCGTGCTGGTACAGGTACCGGCGGTCCGCAATGTAGGAGAACGTCTCCGGGGATGAATCCTGGCTGCCAGAGTAAACTAGCATATCCGAAAGCTTGATGCGCGTACGCATTTGGTCGGACAGGGTGGTGTCGAGCATGTACTGCAGCTGAAAGCCTTCCGGGCCGAAGTCCAGCTCCTTCTCAATCAGTGCATCCTCATCATAGCGCCCGGTATCCGTGCTCTCTCCTAGCGTCCCATCGACGCCGAAGCCGGTGCGTTTATAGCCGCGCTCAATGAGCTCCAGTATATAAGGAGCAAGTGTACTTCCATATCGCTCTTCCATTTCAACAGACGGAATGCGCCCCGGCCACACGCGGACCTCGAAGCCACGTCCCGGCAGGGTTTTATAGATACTGTCCTTGGTCTGCGGAGTACCCAGGTACAGCGTATCCCCGTGCGTACAGATAGCTGCGAAGTCTTTAGAAATCATCAGCAGCTGCTCACGCTGGGTTTGCGTTAAGCCATTCTTGGTGGTCTCGATATCGTCCGGAATCAGCAGGTCCGCTCGCTTTCCCTGCAGAGATGCAGTGATACCTACACAAGCTACGCTGGCGGACTTGTCCAGAGGTTTCAGGTCGCAGTTGACATCGTAACCTTCGAATGAAGTGCGGTCCCCACGAGTAGGGTCAGCCTTCAAGTAGCACAGCAGCGGCCAGGTTTCCAGCATACGAATGATTAGGTTCGCTACGTCAGACGCCTGCTTCTCTGCACCAGACACAATCAGAATACGGCAGGATTGGTCCTGGATGAGCCTCCAGACGGCGTACAGTGCAGCTAGTGTAGACTTAGCCTCACCACGCTGCGCGGCCACCATGCGCTTCCTAGGGCCCTTCTGCATGTACTCTGCAATGTCGGCCTGCATGTCCGTGAGCGTAAAGCCCAGGAACCGCATACCGATGTACGCGAATTCCCGGAAGTTGCTTAGCGCAGCGGCCATCATCATCGCGATGTCCTCGCGCTCCTCTTTGGGAATACTGCGCGGATTCGCACTATAACCAGTAAGTTTCTGGTTGAGCATGCGCAGTCTTCGCGCAGTCTTCACCGATACCATTAGACAATTCCTTCTAGTAAGTCCTCAGAGTCTGAACCACTAATCTTGTTTAAGATCTCTTTCTTACGCGCCTCTCTGCGCGCAGACAGTTCGTCATCGAACTCATCTCGAAGGTCCTGCATCTCCTCGGAATCTGCATCCGCGGTGATGTCATTATCCTTCAAGAACTTAGCAATAACTGACTTGTCTGCTGCTGGGAGCGGCACCTCATCATCATGGGCCTGTTTGAGTTCTTCAATCAAGGCCTCAGTGAACATGCGGTGCAGCTCCGAGAGGCGACTGCGTTTAGCCGCCCCTGCCATTATCTTACCCTCATAGCTCTAATATACCCCTGGGCAGTGCAGGTCCCGGTAAAGGTGGCCTGTGCTACCAGGTACACAGTGGTTGTTGCACTTAACCGTAGACGGCGTGACATACCCTGTCTGGAAGAATTCCCAGCCGCTAATGTGGTGGTTATAGAATATAAGTCATACCAGTTGCTAGGTAATACTGCGCTGGTGCTGCTAACCCCAAAACTAAGGGCAGTAACGTTGCCGCTATTAGTGACTAGCAGGGCACTCTCAAGCTCGTACTCCCCCGCCGGTAGGCTCAAGGACAGAACGTTCAATGGTGTACCACTAGTAACACTTACAGCTGCCGAAGTTACGACACTAAGTACCTCCCCAACTACACCGGCAGCTGCAGCTGCTCCGTCAGTGCGTCCGGATATACCTCCACTCAGCCCAGTTAATGCCGTGATGTCGCCGTTGCTGCCGGACGCCGCGGCCCCCAGGTTGGCCCTAGCAGTAGCAGCGTCAGCAGCCCCAGTGCCCCCCTTTGTAATAGGGAGGCTACCGGTTGCCCCCAAGGTGGCGTTGCCCGTACCGTCAAAACTGGCGGGCGTAATGGATGTCAAATCCACCACCAAAGCCCTTGCCGTGGATAGCTTTGCAGCCGAATCAGCGGCGCCAGTGGTATTGCCAGTGCCGCCTTGAGCTTTACTCAGCGGGGTGGTTAATCCACTTAAGCTCGTGATATCGGAGTTGGCACCCTTGGCTGCCTTGGTCCCTACAGCCGCCTGGTAGTCCAGAATTATCTGCGCATCGGCATTGGCCCTGGCTGACGCCTCTTCCCCTAACGCCGTAGCTGTGGCATAAGTTTCCGATAGCTCTGCGTCATAACCAAGTCGGGCAGATACCAACGTACCTGCTGGAAGTACCTCTGCAAACAGTAAAGTATTATCCACCACCTCAAAGCTATAGCCAGGAATCTGGTTTACACCCTGCACATACACTATAGCCTTTGTGAAAGACAATCCAGGCGTCACTTCATCAGTGGCCTCAGACAACACCGTATACCAGGGGTAACTTACTGTAGGCTCCCCGGAGATAAAGGTCTGCTCTAGGTTTGTAGTACGAACACCGAGTGCATCGTCTGCGGCCTTCCGGATAGCAGCTTCCGCCTGTACGGCGGACACCCAGGCGGAGTGTTCTGAGTCAATACGCGCATCGAGTCTAGCATCCCCAACGTCTACGTAGTTCTTGGTCGCGGCATCCTGCAGGTCTTCCGGGTCCGACACATCAGTAATGCGGTACCCGTTCATGCTTATGTCCCCGTAGAATCCGGGGATAGCCCTGCCTTCCACAAGCTCTTGGGCCAAGTGCAAGAACTGGGTATTTTGTGAGTCTACGTTCACCTCAATGAACGGAGAGCCGCTGGCGAACTCAATGTACAGGTACTCACTCTCAGTCTTGCGAATGAGCAGCACCGTAGTGTTCGCTGTTAAAGCTGTGTTCAGCCTAATATTAGTAGCGCTGGTCCAAGTGTATCCAGTGGTTTCCACACCGTCTAGGTATACATGAATATAGGACTTGTCCAAATACTCAATATCGCACTGGATATCCTGGGTACCAGCTGGCTTGATTTGTTCTTGCCAGCTGAATGCCATATTAATCGTCTCCGAAGTTGTTGATTATAGCTCGCGTAGGTGCAAATTCCTGGATTAACGGTACCAGTCTAAGGAATGTCTTAATGTCGGAATCCCCTGTAGCCAGACCCTGCAAAGCACCCAATACCCCAGTGATATAACTCATTGACGCTAGGGAGTGTCTCGGAGTGTCCCCAAGGAATGCAGCTGACAGCATGGATATACCGCCAATAGCGCTCATACCCAGAGCAGCCTCGCTAATAAGTCTGCTAGTATCCGCCTCTTTGCCATCCATACTATGTTTAGCCATAGTAGCCAGCAGCATCAACGGGAACTGGTAAGCCATGATGTGTGCCACACCAATCCACCCGGCGTCGTTCAACTCCCTGCGGAGAATCTTGTTAGTGGCCGCCAGTGCGAAGCTCTGGTAGCCGACAATAAGTTTACCGATAGGGTTGAACTGTGCAAAATGGGAGGTTTCGCCTGTACGCACCTGCTGCACTACGTAATCCATCATGCGCGTCCCTACAACCTCAACTTGCATTTGCAGGTCCGGCTGGAACATAGCGCCCGGGTTAGCCTTGTTGGCAGCTATAGCGCGGTCCGCAACGTCACGGGTAAGCCCGAAACGCTCCAGACGCTTAAACGCCTCAGCATCGCCCTTGAACATCTGGGTTAGCTCGTCCGCGACAATACCGGAGTTCAGGTTAACCTGCAGCCGATGCACCATGCTCATGCCATTGACGTGACGTGCAGCCTGCCCAACGTTCTGGGTGATGTTGAACCAGGAGGCCTGACGGGTCAGGTCCAAGTTATCGTCAGCGTACGTATTCAGCCAGCGGAAGCGCATATCCCTTTGGATGTTACCGCGCAGTACAACATCTAGGCGTGACGCCATATCCGGGGTATTGATAGCCACAGAACCCTCTTTGAACCAGGGCTGGTCTCGCATACTCCGCAGGACCCTGGCCATACCGAACTCCTTCATAGCCAGGGCTGTGTCGGTTATCTGGTACAGCCCGGAGTTCTTGAGCATTGTGGCGTTCGCCATATTACCAGCTGCGCGCAGCAGGTCCGGAAGCTGCCCCGCATCAGCGGGTGCCCCGCCCAGGATAAAGTCGATAGTATCATTGACAGTCTTCTCCCACTTGGCTGGATTAGCCAGGGCGTGCTTAGATTCATCAATCATCTTACCCAACTGCCCCAGGTCCTGTACACCGGCGTAGGCCATACCAACACGCCCAGACATACGGTTAGTATACCCGTGCATAACCTTGGCTACGTCAGTATCCATCAGGTCCTGCATGCGCATGCTCTTACCATTCACCAGATACTCTTTGTCCATGTTGAACCGAGTACGCTGGCGCAGGTTCCGCGCAGGGGATGTGCTGCCGGATTCGCGTACGTTCGCGGCTAGGAGACTCTGGATGGCAGACTCATCTACACCAGCGCTGCGCATAGCCATAACGATCTCATCATTACCCATACCGTTAATCAGCTGCTTCCACATAGGGCCAGACTGTCCGGCACGACCATTGTAGATGCCGTCAACCATCTCCTTAGCAACGCGCTGCACTGTTTCGGATTCCATGCTCGGATATACATCTCGCAGAGCGGAACGGAACAGGGCCCGGTAATCGTCCAGGGTGTTGCCTTGCATAATACCTTGGCGCATCTTGTCGTAGCTATACTGGCGCGGGAAGTAGTAGTCGGACTTAACCAACGCCCCATCGTCAACCAAACCAGCTGCGCGCATATGCTCATACCACTTACCAGCCCAACCGGACCTACGGTATGCGTCTACCAGCGGGGCAATCTCTGCATCAGGTACAGGCACAGGGCGCCCATGAACTTCGGCACTATACGCAGAATCCAGGTATGTACCTAAACGGCCCTCTAACTCAGCACGTGCAGTCCTGAAAGACTGGCGGTGGAAGAACCGTGAGGGCATACCTACGCCACGGTCCCGCAGCGCACCAATAATAGCATCTTCTACTATGCTGGCGCTTGCGTCCATCTCTAAGGTGAGGTTGCGCTTGAAGTCTACTACTGATGGCTTACGTCCGCCTACTGCCGTAGCATCCGATACAAGCAGTTTAGCCAAGTCTTCGTTACCTTGTGCGATATTATCATACAAGGAGAACATAGTGGCAAACTTACTCTTAGCACCATCCAGCATAGCTTGAGCACCCTTAGCCTCGTTGAGGGTAGTACTGCCTGCTAGGTCCTGAAAGGCTTCACTGCGGAAGCTCTGGGCTTGGTCTGCATAATCCTTAGCTGTCCACTTAACGGCATCCTCGTACGCATCCAGGACATCTTCCAAGGCAGAGCCTTTGGCCTTGATGCCCAGAGCGTTCATGATGTACTCCCCGACCTGGCGTAGTACGCTCTTACCGCTAGCAGATTGGGTGCGCGCTAGGTACTCCACCCACTCCGGGCTGTCGCCTAGTCCCGCCAGCATCTCGTGCACGTCACTAGCATAATAGCGCATACGCCCAGTTAGCGTAGCATCAGCAGCCACAGCAGCGCGTACGTCTTCCAGACGCTTGGCCAACTCCGGGTTGCTGTCAACGGCGCGCGCGGTGGCTGCATGAATCAGCTCATGTACAGCTACACGACTAGTGCCCGCGTCCATGGCGCGCAGTGCGTCCCCAGCCGTCTCCCACGTAGTGCCGTTGGCGCTCTTAGGTGCGCGCAGTGATACCTCTCCACGTAAAGCTAAATCTCTCTGGGAATAGGTGTACCGGCTACGGTTTGCTGAACCGGCCACCAGTTTAAAATCAATGTCGTTTACGGCATCTCCCAGAGTATCCAGAATAGCCTTCTGGCCCGCTGTCAAGTGCGTAGATGTTTTCAAAAACTGAATTACGTGCTGTGCCTTCACAGTCACTGCAGTAGTATTATTACGGGATACCGGGATACTCTCATCCAGCGCCCTAGTGAGGATATCCTCCCCCTCTCCTACTCCGGTAACATTAGCGTCCCTCGCTGTACGAGTTGTAGGCGCATCCGTGTCAAAAGCAGGCTCACGCCCAGTACGGACCCTGGCAGCAGCCTTGGCGGCCCTAGACATATCCCAGAGCTGGTCTAGTCCAGCCACCCCAGCAATCAGCGCCGTAACGGCAGCGGATTGGCCTAATTGGTCTTGCGCGTACACTGCTGTACCTACATCCGCGGCACGAATAGCAGTACGCACAGCTAATCCAGTACGCCCAGCAATACCCGCAGCAGACACCGGAGCCAATATGAATGGGGAGTCACCTACCAACATACCGGCGAACCCGGCTACTGTGTTGTCGGCCATTAAGCGGTCACGGTCGCGTTGCTCGAGCATTTGCTGTATGCGGTAGTTGTAATCCTCGACTGACACCGAATCGTGCAGGTACTCAATTTCTTCCTGGTTCGGGGCGTACAGCTTAGCGCGGGTATCGCTACTCAGAGTCTTCTTAGCATTAAAGTTTAAGTCTCGGTCGAATGTAGGAGAGAAGGCTTTACGTATAGCCGCCCCTACAATACTGTTGCCCATACCCGACGCAAAGCTCTCTCCGGCTGTAGTGGCTGGGGTCTTGGCCTGCGCCAGTAAGGAGGCACGCTCCAGTGCGTTTAGGCCGTTGTCCCCGGCATCGTTCCAATCTACGCGTGCAGGCGCAGGTTTAAGTGTTGCGCCCTTAGCAGAATCCTTTTCCTGTGGATTCGGTTCTTGGTTCAGAAACTGAGCCATAATAACTCCTAAAAGAATTTTGATAAGGGGAGGCCCCGAAGGGCCTATGTTAGTGCGTTACTTCAAATATCCAAGCCTGTAGATGTTGCTCGAGATACTGTTTACGCTTAGGTTGCGCTTCCTTATAGGCGGGCTGCTGTCTTAGAATAGTAAGAGCGGCAGCAGATGCCTGAGGGATGCTGTATAGCGCAGCCCCTGCGCTGTCTTTCGATTTGCGCACTGCGGCCATAGCCTCAGCCACCGGGCCGGAACTCCCGTTACCTCCGTGATAGTTCAGGTCCACCATAACCTTCATGGCGTCCGCAGAAGCACTCAAGCCCTGCCCGCGCAGCTGCTTGTTCACGTTCGGAATGTACTGCTGCTCCAGGGAGGATTTCAGAATGCTGATACCGTCGTCGATAGTAACCTTCTTCGGAACCGGCATACCGGAGTTGATGTGCAGGCCGAAGCCTATGCTCCCCTTACCTTTGCCTTCCCGGAATCCCTCGAACTGCATGGTGTTGGCGAGAATCTCACTGAATAGTGAAGGCTCTACACCGGCCCCATTACGCCCGTTGACCTGTACGCTCACAGCTCTGCCGTTGTCGTGGTCGTAGAACGTAGCTGGGCGGATACCGACCTGCTCACTGCCAATCTTCATCTCACCAGACAGTGCCTTATCGTAAGCGTCCTGTGCAGCTACCTGGACATCACGGAGATTCACAGACATGGTCTGGAAGGTACCCTTCTTGTCGAAGGTGGTGATGGTCATGTTCTGCGCGGAGTTGCCTGCTGTAGCAGCCTGCACCACTACGCGCTCAAGGTTGCTTGGGTCTATTAAGGCGTTGACCTGGTTCTGAATCTGCTGCTGCAAGGACGCCTTGAACTGCTCCTGGTCCCCGCGGTAATCCCCCATGAGAGACTGGATAGAGGTCCCAGCAGGCAGGTACACATGCCGGGGCGCACCTGATATATCCAACTCCAATTTACGCGCTTGGATGTTACCCTTGAGCATCGTGTTGATGTCGTCAGGGTCCTTACCAACCAACGACTCTGGGTTGTGGCTGTAGGTGTATCGGTACTCCTCTTCCATAGCAGCACGCGCTTCCTGACGCTGCGCATCCGCTGTACCAAAGAAGCTGAACCAGTTACTGGTGCCGCTAGGGTCCACCATCTTGTCCGTAGGGTTACTCTGGATGTTGCTGTAGCGCCCGCTGGCCTTGTTACGGGCCTGGCGGCGCAAGTCATCCAGGATAGTATTGCTGGCGTTATTGGGGTTCTGCGCAATAGCTTTCTGGACTACACCCTGCCATTCAGAAGGGACCTCTGACAGTAGGGCCATCTTACCTAAGTCCGTACTGGTGCTATAAGCCTGTGCCCACAAGTTGATGCTGCTGACGTTCTCACGGGAAACTTCCCCATCCTCGCCGAGCTGGTCCAGCGTAGTAAGTGTACGCGCCATGTCCGAAGACATACGCTTGTGCGCCTCGTTGACGGCCCATGCATCCTTGCTGTTGCTTCCATATGCCAGCAGCTGCAGGTTCCCTTCCGGCGTGTCCGGGAAGCTCTTGAGCAGCTTGTTGCGGGCCTTATCTAAGTCCCCTTTGAACATACCCGCCAGGGTGGAGCTTGGCATGTTCCCAGTAATTGCTGTGCGCAATGCCTGAGTGTCCGCTGCCTTCTCACGAATGGTCTGAGCCTTGTTCCAGAACTCCATGCTGGTTCCAGCGCTGAGCACGTCCGACGCCGACAGCTCAATGACGCGACTACGAATACGCTGCATAGTCTGTTCCTGCTGCTCTGGGGTCTGCCCCTCAAGAGACTGGATTGCATCGGAGATTTCGAAACGGGCTTGGGTCTCAATCTGAGCACCAGCGCGCTTGAACTCTTGATACAGGGCAGCATTGACATCCACGGAGTTAACTCCGAGTTCCTTGGTAGCCATCTCCTGCAGCTGGTTGATTACCAACGGGTCCTGCGTCTGCTGCGCTACGCTGACCAGATACTGCTTGGCCCGGTCCAGCTTCTTGCTCTTGTCCAGGTGCTCAGCAGCCAGGATACTGTCTAAGCCTGTCTTAATGGACATCTGCGCAGCGGCACCCTGCCCTGCCTGTAGACGCTGATAGAACTCATCGCTGGACGAGCTTAACCCACGGTCAAGAGCACGGTCGGCCTGGGCTAGGGCAAATGCAGCTCGACCTTTCTGGAAGGCTGTATAGTTCGCCATACTGGTAGCACGGAGCTGCTGCAGTATATTCGTAGCAGACTGCTTGGACATATCCGGTAGATACATACCAAGCTTGTCCGACATAGACTGGACGTGTTCTTGCTCCCGCTGCTGGAACTCCTCGTCAGTCAACCCAGCCTCGGCGGCTTTCTTCGCCCGTGCAATACTTTCCGTGCGCCACTTGGCTAACGAATCGTATGCAGCAGCAGACACATAACCATCCTTGTAGGCTTCTCGTACGAAGATGTTCTGCTTCTGTACAGCCTCATCCTTGGAGGCCATCGCATCCACTGTACCCTGAGCATCCATAGCGCCGCGCACGGTGGCGGCCGCGGCGTTTTCTTTTATTCCTTCCTCAAAGCCTACGCCGAAGTCCTGTACAAATCCGGACAGTGCGGCTAATCGGTTGGCCTTGCTTGGGTCTACTGCTACTTCACCGGCAGAAGAGGGTAGTTGTACCTCATTGGATTGTAGTTGTACTCCACCAATATTAAGCCCCTGCCGGGTAGGTTGAATTATAGGCATTTACTTCCCTCTCTGTTTACCAGGTGTGAACCTTGCCACCGCCCTTGCTGCCCCACAGGTCGTACGAGGACGCTGCATTTTGCGCAGCCATCGCACCGCTACCTGCAGACGCACTATTGGGGACACTAGGTTCTGGTGTAGTTTCTGATAGCTTATTACCCACATATTGCCCGAGTATCTGCCCACCAAAACTCAACGCTGCGTTAAACATCTTGTCGTAGCCGCTCTCCATATCCATGTTAGCTAGGCCGGAGTCAACGGTCTTATCCACCAGCATGCGGAAGCCCTCTTCCTGAGTTGCCTGCTGGTCTCGTACACCGGCCTCTTGACGTCCCGCTACCGTGTTAACTGTGGCTACGGCGTCCTTAACAGACGCCCCCATAGTGCCGGAAGACGCAGCCTGTAGTCCTACTTGACTCTGGGCCTGCAGCTTCTGCTGCTGGATGTTAAACAGCGACACCTCAGTCCGGTCCCTGGACTGGGCGCGTTGTAGCGCGATGTCGTTGAGCTGCTTAGCGGTCTGCTGGATTACGGCCTTGTTACGTGCCTTGGATACCTCAATCTGCGCCCCGGCACCTAGCAGTTTAGAGCCTGCTAGGGCGGCGGCTGCCCACCACATACCCATATTAAATTCTCCGTCTGCGTTGGTTATAGCGCAGGATGTACGATATATCCAGCACGTTCAGTTCCATAGAACCGTCAGTAAATAGCGACACCTCGGTTGTGTCTGCGTTAGTACGGCACGGCACGGTAATCGTAGCCAGGTCCATACGTAGCGCCTGCCCGAGCGTCAGTTCCTTTGAGTTCATCAGGATACCTGTTAGTTCACCACCCCAGTTGACGTCTCGTGGGGTGTCTAGTACCTGCACATCGAAGTGCCCAGAGTTACGTACCGCTACGTCTAGGCGCAGCAGGCGCACGTGCCCACTCCCCACGAGCTTGTCATTCTGGTCCCGTAGAATAGGCGTAGTTAGCGTGAACGCACTTCGGTAACGTCTCCCGATTACGTAGGTGCCATCAGGTACGCCGCGCACAACCCGTAGGGTGTTCTCCCCTGCAATCTCCTTGATGCCAACCTCAGTAGGCCCCATTGGGTTACTGGGCAGGTACGTTAAGATAAGCTCTTCCTTGTAATTGTCAGCCCACCCGACTGGTCGCAGTACCTCTGGAACAGTGAAGACCCCGTCCTGTACTTGAACTTGCTTCTGCAAATCCGAGTAGGCTTCGCGGTACTCCGAGCCCAGCTGATAACCTTCACGCGGGTCCATAGACACAATCAAAAGCTTATTGCGGGGACTGGGCCCTTGCATGTACAAGAACACTTCATCCTCCAGCGCCTGTACGCTTAGGATTGGGTACGGGAACGACCACTTATGCCACGCTGCCTGCATCTTAGCACCATCGCTTCCGCCCCACATGAACTCGTAGACCAGTAGGCTACTGCGCTCCCCAGACAGGCGCGAGAAGGCCATGTTGGTGACGCTAGAGTTTTGCATCTGCAATACCCTGCCTGGGATATACCGTGGTAAGTGCACAGTAGAATCCTGTGTAGTGTACTGCGACGAAGTGTAAGGTGATGGGATTAGCTCCAGTATACCCGCGTAGCTGTCGTTGCGCTTGTTCGGGTAGATTACCGTCTGCCCCGCCATGACCGGTGTCACGCGACTATCGCACTCGTAGGTGCTGGTAATACTAATGCTCGCGTTAGTCGGCGTGAGCACTGCCGAGCCAGGTACAACGGCCTGCATGCTGTTAGCGAACAGGACCAGGTCCCGGTTGAACTGCACAGCTGTACGATACACAGAATCCTGTGCAGACGCAGAGCTAATACTGATACGGTCCGTATCCAGCAGAGACGTCACAGTAGAGCGATAGAATCGCTGGTACAAGCCAGAGGCAGACATATCCACGGAGCTTCCGCTAAGCAGAACCAAGCGGCCCTGGAAAGCTGCAATACCAGTGATATAGCCATTCTCGACGAATCCGGGGTCGCCGTTGTTGTCGTCGTTACCAGCTAAGCGGCCCTCCCAATCTCGCGCAATGATGTTGTCATCTGCAGCAAGTTCTCTGGGCATGTTCGTAATCTTGGTGATGCTACCGTACGCCCCTACCTCAGACCAGGTGCGGGTGCTGTAGCTGAACTGATACCATGCTGTCTCAGACGAGGCTGTACCTACACGGCACATTGCCCCGTCAGCTTGCGCTGGGAGCTGTGCAGGCAGGTCCTGCTCCTGGTCTACACGAGACTGATTGGATACCCCAGCGTAAGTATCACCAGCGTCAGAGGATACCACGCAGTTGCTCAACCCATAGAAGAACAGGTACGCGCCACGTACGCTCACGTTCCCGGAAGGTAGGCCATTTGCTACAAGAGAGTCTCGTAGTTGCTGGGCAACGTAGGCACCTGACACCTCCTCAGCGTTGCCGCTAGTGCTGCCAGCAGCTGGGGCGGTATAGTCCCCGGAGTAGTCCACACCGGCAGAGGTAACGGTAACGTTCCAACGTTTCTGGAATGCTGCAGATTTAACGTAGAAGAATCCGGTGGTGCTGGGGTCGATACGCCCAGTATTGTCCACGGTTGTGTTCGGAGCCATCTCCGTATTCAGGATATAAGTCAGCCCGGCAATACTTGCGGTCTGCAAAGAGGTCTGGCCTACTGTGGTAATAAAGTACGGGTCGTTGCCGGAGTTAAGGATGGTCTTTCCATTCTTAGCCAGTAACCACCAGTTACCATTGCTGGTGTTAATCAGCAGGTGCCTACCATCAGTTCCTCGCTCGACGTATTCAGTGAACAGGGAATCAAGCCCTGGATTATCAATCGTGCTCTCCCAGACAATCTCACCCGGGGGTCTGCGGCGGATACCGGAAACCGGGTCGCTGAGCATGTTCAGCTGCGCCCCCAGTTGTCCTGGTTGGCGCTCTCTCGGAACCTGCTGGGAAACACCCTGCAGCAAGCTCTGAATAGTACCTTCTAACGATTGCGCCATAACCTCTCCTTAAACCATAAAAAGTGCGCGGCGGATTCTACGTGCAAAGCGGGTCTTGCTGGTGCTGAATCTCTGGTTGCGCAGATGCTCACGCAGCACCATGCTCTTGTAGCGCTCAGCTTCCTGTGCGTAATTAGCGTAGTTGCTGTCGCCGCCCAGGTCGTTGAGATATACCTGTGCAGTGGTGTAGTTAGCCACCCACATAGCTGCATGCTCCGGTAGGTCCTCAAAGTCCAAGTCCAGGACTATTTTGAGCTTAACGGAGCTGTCAAAGTATTGGTTCTGCTCCATCAGGTCGTACAGGTTCCCATCACGTACCCCGTACTTGGAGTCAGAGCCAGCATCGTACACAGCCAGCTGGTTCCACGGCACTTTAATAAAGCCGTCAGTAGTGGGGGCAACTTCACGCTCGACCACGTTAAACCAGAACCCTGTGCTGAGCAGCCCACGCCGATTGCGCGCAAGCGCAGAGCGAGCTAACCCTGCACTGGGGTTACTGGTGTTGATGTCCATAACGCGGGACTCCCCCAGAGCCTCCAGCGTCAGGTTCACAGCATCTAATTCTCTCATATTTGTTCCTCTATTAAAGACCCCTTGGACCCTTAAGACAGGGACAAAAAAAAAAG